TGTGAATTATCTAGGGGGCAAGAAATGACAGCAGCAGAAAAACTAGACGCATGGAGAATAGTTCCACGTATGTTGATACTGTCCTACATGGTAGTGTTTTACCAGACATGTAATTGGTTTATGGACTTAGCAGAACCTAACAATGCACAGGCAGGATTTGTATCCGTTGTGGTTGGAGCAGGTGCTGCATGGTTTGGCTTGTACGTAAATGGTAATAGAGCATCCATAAGTGTGTCAGCTAAGACAGAAACTAGGGAGAATATATAATGGATATAGTTAAACCTTTGATTGTAATGGTACTTGCTACAGGCTTAATGGGCTTGTTGGGTATTATTGTAATAGATGAATTTATAATGGCTAACGCACATGGTGGTGCATTGGACGCTAATATAGTAGAACTCTTGCAGATGAGTATCACAGGTATTGTTGGTATTGTCGCAGGATATTTGTCAGGCAACAGCACAACCAAGGGCAAAGGCTGTAACAACCCTGACTGTAAGTGTGGCTAATGAGTCTTATAGCTTCTCTCATAGGACCAGTAACAGGTATCTTAGATAAGGTAATACCTGACTCTGACATGAAGGCAAAGCTTGCACATGAAATTGCTACCATGTCAGACCAACATGCACAACAGTTGGCACTGGCACAGGTAGAAGTGAACAAAGCTGAAGCTGCAAGTGGAAGCTTATTTAAAGGTGGATGGAGACCCTTTGTTGGTTGGATATGTGGTATTGCTCTTCTATATCACTTTATCCTATCCCCTTTAATTTTATTTGGAGTATCACTAGCAGGAGTAGACATACCACCTATTCCTGAATTTGATATGGGAAGTTTGATGACAGTTTTAATGGGTATGTTAGGACTAGGTGGGTTGAGAACATATGAAAAACAAAAAGGAATTACCAAATGAAAATTTTAAAAAAACCCACCAAGGCTCACAAAAGTAAAAAGGTAATCAAGGCTCATCAGGGTTTTGCAGCAGATGGAAGTAGGGCTACTGCTGAACAAAGTAAACCTAAATCACAATCCGTTTCGGCTAGACCGCAGGGTCAAGTAGCTACTGCACAAGCACCTAGAACTCCCAGAGTAGTACAAGACAAAGTACTACAAAGTGAAAGAAGACGTAATCCTAATTTTGATACTGAGTATCGCCTTTCCACACTATCCCCTAGTGAGAAAAAAGAATTAAATACCCAAAGAGAAATCA